GTTTTTTCCTACAAGATTGTGCTACGTGAACTGCTTCGTGATAGACTGTCTCATTTACATAATAATCAACTGGACTTACACCATTTTTAATATTATTCAAACAAATTACAAAATTAGGAGATTGCACAATACCCATCAATTCTTTATTGCGACAGATGGGGGCATTTTCCTGTATATTATAATTTCTTTGCATAATAGCACTAACGATTTGCTGCCCAGTAGGAGTCAAATAGAGAAGAAATTGTATCATCGAAATTTAGAATCGGGTTCTAAGGCAACCCAGTAAGAAAGATTATATTTACTGTTGCTGAACTGGGACAGTAGTTTTTCCGACACAACAACATCATAGGCACCAGGAATAATCTTGATGTTCTCAACCTTGAAGTTGAAGGTGAACTCATTATCAGTCTCACCAACCACGATGGAGTATTCGTTAGAAGTATCATTCTTCTTATCACGAACGACAAGACGAATCACACCTGCTTCTCCAATTGCAGAAAGGTCGGGAAGTTGATATACTGCCGCTGCCTTTAGAAGTTTCTCCAGAGATGCGTGTTCCAGTTGAAAACAGACATCTTCAGAAGGAAGTTTGATTTCCTTCTCCGGGGGGGAGATGATTACATTTGGATCAGCAAAGAAATATTTAACCCTACGCTTACCTTCCCGAATCACAATATGTGAATCATTCGTAAAATCCAGTTCGGGATCTTGATGAAGACTTAGACCATTAAGAAATTGATTCAGGTCATAAATCGCAAAGTTACGGGGAAACTCTTCTGTAATTTCTGCTTCTGCAAGAATGTTTTTTGCAACAGAAATAGTGCGGAGTTTATTACCTTGCTTCACCAAAATAGAATTGTTGATTCCAGCAAAGTTTTTTAGAATAGTCAGAGAGTTATCAGAAAGTTTCATAATTTGATTTTCGAGTTTCATTGTGTAGACCAGAGAAGTGATAGAGAAGAATACAATAATGAATTGCCTTCAGAATATCCATTTTGGATTTTCCATTCTTCTTACCAAACCGAGAAAGGTATTTGATAGCATTAGAGCGAACAAAAGGTTCTGCATCTCCAATACTTTCAATCAAATCAAGTGTTTGAGTTTTTGATGTTTCAGAAGTATAATGAGATTTGTAAGTGCTAACAAGATATTCTTCAATTTCTTTTAGCGTCTTGTCTTCACTATATTTCCAAAAGTTATTTGAATTGTTGCCCATAGTAACAGGTGTTTTTGTAAGATTAAGCATTTGACTATGTTCATTCATAGTCAGTGTATATTCAACTGGGTTGTTTTTTTCGTCTTCTTGATCTTGCATAACATCGTAAAGTAAACTCCAAGAATTAACCATAATAAGGGGAAGGCACATTTTACCTTTCCCAATTATATCAGAATGGAGCAATATCGTCAAGTGCAGAATCTTTCTTTTCTTCCGGCATTTGGAAATCAGCATCCACTTTATCATACAGTTCCAGGAAACACTGTTTAGTCTCATCGTCAAAACGATTAGTGCAAACCTGAATTGCCTTTGCTTTATCATTGAAGATACTGTAGGCACGGATGATATGAACCAAACGACGGGTGCTGATGATTTCCTCAATACCACCATCATAGAAGGTCTTGCGAATGATATCTGCCCAGTCTACAAGACGCTTGCAAAAATCACGATCTTCCACACCCAAGTCCAGAGCAACGCCTTCCAGGATCCTCTGCTCGATAACAGGAGCAGGATAAGACTGCTCAAAGGTCACAGGGAAACGCTCCAGGAACGCTTCGTTGAGCACATTGGTGCCGATGAAGCGACCGTCATCAGAACCTTTACCTTTGGTGTTCGCAGTAGCAACTACATTAAATCCCGACTTTGGTTTTACAAACTTGCCAATCTTTTTCAAGAAGACACCTTTACCTTCAAGAATAGACTGAAGGCACAGAATCTTATTGGAAGCGAGGTCAATCTCATCCAGCAGGAGAATAGCACCACGTTCCAATGCTTCTACAACGGGACCATTATGCCATGCAGTTTCACCATTCACGAGACGAAAACCGCCAATCAAGTCATCCTCATCAGTTTCAATAGTGATATTCACACGAATCAATTCACGTTTCAATTGAGCACAAACCTGCTCCACACTGAGCGTTTTACCATTACCCGAAAGACCCGTAATGAACGTTGGGTAAAAGAGATTGGAAGTAATAATTTTTTTAATATCGTTAAAATTACCAAACTTGACGAAGGTATCATCTTTATCGGGAATAAGATTTTGTTCTACGGCAGGAAGAGCAGCAGGTGCTTGATAGGTACGCTCAATTTGCTCAACTTTCTCCTGAGTCACTTCAAGATTCCATTTACCACGAGAAACTTTAAATTCATCAAGTTTATTCGTTACAGTTTGATAGTTAGAACTATTCATTGCACACCAAGCTTTGATTTCGGCAGAATTAACTTCACTACCATAAAGTGCTTTAAGGGAAGAGATGATGTAATCAATACTCATTTTAGTGCGAGGCATAGTCAGGTGGTTTTGTTTAACTGAAGTAATTATAGCAGCAAAAAGGGGGTCGTGGACCCCCGTGTGTCAGTTTACCAACTGACCCTTCAATTTCTCAAAGTGTTCCCTACTCGCAATTTTACCTGCATATCCGGGATAAAACTTTTTCACAATTGCAGAAATACCCATAGCAGTAATTGCACTATCACAGATTACCCATACTTCTTTAGTGTCAGATTTGACTAGATGTTCAAGTGGAAATTTAGTTTTCATAAGTAAATGTTTTGTTTTTAACTTTAGTATCAAATTCACCGGTTCTACCGGGTTTCATTTTTCCAACTTCAACATTCTTACCTTTACCGGGCCAAGATGTTTTTGAAGTCCCCTTTAGTGTAGCAGATCCTCCTGGTTTGCGTTGAATCAGAACGGAGTCCTGATCATCTTTCGATACCTCTGATTCTACATTCTTTTTGTGTTTAAGTCCAGCCTCTGTGCCCAGTTTCTCAACTGTCTTCTTAAAGGTTTTCTTGCCCATTTTTCCAGAAGAAACAACGTGAGATTTCTCTCCTACCTTTTTCTCTTCTGGGGTTCCTGGATTTTCAGTATATCTTCCAGAAACTTTAGTTGGACCAGGAAGACCTGCACCCCTAATTCTCCTTTCGGTTCTAGAAGATCGTGCTTTGTTTTCTGCTTTTGACTTATCCCCTCTTTGACCGGAGAGAATTGCCATACCACCTTTTTCAGACTTACTCATTACACGTGTAAGAGAAGTTTCTTGAATAGAATAACATTCTATCATAAAATCCTGGAAAGTCTTCATCTTACAACTACTTTTTTAGTATTTATTCAGGCAACCAAAGAAACAAACTCCCCAAGAACCTTTTTATTCATTTTCTTACTCTTCAAACTTTTCACAAATGCAGTCTTAATTTGAGACTTGGTAGCATCTTCGGCAACCTCAAACTCGGCGTCATTTGCAAGAGCAGAAGATGAAAGTCCGAAGTAAGTATGATAACCAGAGTTCTTAATGGAGAAGGATTTTTCTTTCTTCCAATTATTCATAATTTTATCATAATCTTTAGAAACCCACCCAGTATAACGACGAACAAAAGAACCAGCATCACGAGATTCCAAAATCCTCATACCAATAAAATTAACGGTAGAGAAATTATCACGCAAATTACGAAGAAGAATATCAGTCAATTCAGAATATTCCGCATCCAGAGAATAAGTATTTCCGGTCTTACGGTCACGCAAAAATGCATTCCTCCCAAGACAATTAAGACCAATATAAGGTTCCTTATCATAAGGACGATTAAACTCTTTATGATACTTCAGAGAATGGGCTTCGCCATCAGTCAGAATTACACACTGGACTTTCTGTAGTTTATTATTTTTTTGGAAGGTAGGTAGAATTTGATGAAGAGCAACTAAAGTCTCATTTAGAGGAGTACCAGAAAGACCCCAACCAATTGGAACAGAATATTGGGAACAGTTATTAAAACTGCGAGCAATCCTGTAAACATTCAACATTTGGTCTTCCAGAGTTTTACCATTTGTCTTACTGGTAAGCATATTCATCAGAGAGAACTGTTCATGAATCTGAATCAGTCCGTCTTTCTTTTGATATAAAGGTTTTGGCATAATGGATTTATTGCCCCCATCATACTTAATGGGTGGATAATCATATGTAAAGGCATAAACCTCAAAAGGAATTGATACTTTCTTGCAGAACCAGATGAGATTGAATAGTTGCTTTACCGTATCTAACATCACACGGTTCATAGAACCAGACCAGTCCAGAATGAACACCAGACCGTGATTCTTGCCGTCTGCAAGGGTTGTAACCTTACGGAACAGGTCTTCATTGTATTTGTATGTGTGCAGTTTAGTACAGTCCAGAACACCCGTGCGGGCAGTTGTAGCACGAGCATAACTATCTGCTGCCTTACGGCACTCAAACTCTTTTACCAGATAATTGACTTCTTTCTGTGCCGAACGCTTGAACTCACGGAACTCTTTATCTGCCTCACCAAATATTTGTTCGGGTTTATATTCGTTAAGGTCAAGATAAGATGCCCAAGATTCTTTACAACGATTATGAATCTCAATATTATTCACAATGATTTGATTGATATTCAGTTTAGGAATTTCTACATAAACATTCTCATAACCATCTTGGTTCACAAGATCTTTGAGTGCTTCTTCCAGATTATCAACGGTTTTAACTTCAGGTTCAGAAGTTTCACCACCTTGCTCACTTTCAACTTTTTGCCCCTCTTCTTTAGATTTTTGTTCTCCAATTCCATCAGAACTTGATCCATCACCACCTTCCATTTCAGGTTGGTTATTCTCACCTTCCTCTTGATCCATAAAATCGGAAGCAGAATTACTTCCAGAACCAGAAGATTGATTTTCGTGAGAATCTAAATTGATCTTAGTTTCTTCCTGTTGTTTATTCTTACAGTACTTATAAAGAACTTCGGCAGCATCCAGTGCCTCAGCAAAAGTTTCAGCAGCACCGATTTGGTCAATAATTTCCTGCTCTTCTACGGTAAAATCGAGAGAAAGGAAATTACCAACCTTGAAGTAAAGATTAGCACGATCAGCAAGATTATAAGTAGAAATATCTTCATCACCCAACTGAAAGAAATCCTCATCACTCAGTTCTTTATATCCACCATAAAAAGTCTTAGCAAGTCCGGCATACTTACGCTTCATCAGTTTCTCAATACGAGCATCCTCTGTTATATTTACAAACTGAGGAGGGATTTTACGTTCATTGATCCAATCTTCATCAGGTGTAAAAAGTGCGTGACCAACTTCGTGCCCTACCAAAAGATCATAAATGGTATTGCTTGCCTTCTCCCACATCGGCAGAGTCAGCACACGAGTATGAACGTTAAAGCAGGCAGTCTCTACTTTCTTGTGCTCAACCACAAGGTCTTCGGTTGCAAGAAGCTTTGCGAGTTGGGACTTGATTTCGTGATTGACGGGCATTGGTTTCGTTTCTTATGACCCTATTATACAAAAAAAGGAGGTCTTGCGACCTCCCGATGGACAGTTTAGAAAGTGGATTCAACCGGATTTTTTAACTGAACCGCCTTGAACTGAACGTATTAAATTCTGCAAACCTAAGGATTTTTCATGATCCTCTTCAGAACCACCACGATCTCTTTTATCATAAGATCCATATTTTTGTTTTGGTTTTGACTTATAACCAACTGCACGATTATGTGATCTTACATCTGGGTTCCTATCGTCTTCACCAGGTTCATCATGTTCCCTTCTTTCCATAATACTCTCTCTCCAATCCTCACTCATATTCACCATAATTGCTTCTGCTGCTTGCTCAGTATCAGCATAACCTTCATCAAGAAGGTGTGAGAGAATGATGTCGTAGAGATCTTCCTTAACAAACTCTTTTCTTTTTGCTTCATTGTCTCTTTCTTTTGCTTTATCAGACATTCTACGAGACATAAAATATATCTTAGATGCCTGTGTATGCTTTTTCTCAGCTTCTGGATTGCCAGGCTCACCTCTTTCAGAAGCAGTGCGATGAAGTTTTGATGCCTGTTTCATCATTTTATCTGCTTTTTTTTGAGTAGGAGGCTGCCATCCATCTTCATCAAGTTCATAAACCTGACTATAAGCTTCTTGAAGGGCACGAAGTTCTTGTGAGTTCATCTTATAACTACTTTTCAATTATTTATAAAAAAAGGAGGTCTTGCGACCCCCTAGTAGACAGTTTAGAAAGTGGTCTCAAACTCCTTTAAGATGTGAAGCAGCCTTATATGCTGGATCACCTGCTTTAAAGTTTTGATATGCTTTTGTATTTCCTGCCTTATCAGCAGCAGTTACAGTCATTCTCGTATCTGAAGGTATATCAGTTGGTGCTGCAGATCCTGAAGGTTTGTAAGTTGCCTCAACAATACTCTCTCTCCAATCTTCACTCATATTCACCATAATAGCAATTGCTGCTTCGTTGGTATCAGCATAACCTTCGGCAACCAAGTACTCAAGGATAGTGTCAAAGAGGTCTACTGCTTCCCCCATCGAAGGTCTCTTCATTACAGCACGAATTTTGTTTGCTCTTTTACCCTCTCCCTTTTTTTGTAATGAATTTGCTCTTGTCTCCATTCTCTTTTTTGGAGTCATTGCAAGACCAGAATCCAAACCATAAGAAGATTTACCAGTATTTGGATTGATGTGCCCCTCAATTCCTTTTACTTCATCAAGTTCATAAACCTGACTATATGCTTCTTGAAGGGCACGAAGTTCTTGTGAGTTCATCTTACAAC